CTTCGCTAGGGATGGATTCCTTGACCAAACGTGGTTAGCTTACGATTCTAACGAAGTCACCAACACACCCGTAACCGACAAGCCTAACGCCCCTACTGCTAGCAAGGATGACGGTGGCCCTTCGTGGTTTGGCCCTCCAGGTAGGATAGACGGTGACCCTGGCACTTTACCAAATGACCCCGAATGACAATAACAAAACCCAACCCCGACACAATTAAGGTTCTAGCGATCATTAGCCTTATTTGTCTAGTGGCCTTAACGTCTTGTTCTGCCAGCTTCCACCTAAGAAAGGCAATACAGAAAGACCCTACGATTATCCAGCCCGAAATAGTGCAAGTGGTGGACACGGTTATTATTACGCCCTTAGAACGCACAGAAACGACTTTCGTGGCTCTCCCGATGGATACCATTACAATAGAGAAAGAACGCCTTAGAATTAAGATTAGACGCATTCACGACACTTTGAGGGTTGAGGGTGAGTGTAGGTCAGACACTATAACGATAACAGAAACGATTGAACTTCCTCCCGTAATTAAGTACGAAGATCGTCCTTGGTGGTCTAAGTGGCTAATGTGGGGGCTTGCTGGTCTATTCGGTATTAAGGTCGTGAATATGGCTATTGACAGACTCTTAGGGGGCAGAGGGTGAGGCTTATTTTAGCCCTATGAATCTGAACCACTTTTACCATTACTACAAGTCTAAGAGCGGTGGGGTTTCTAACCTTTTGTTAGGCTCTGAGGAATTGGGCAGCACGGGTGTAGGGCGATGGAATCAAGACCTAATGAACGCCGTAAACGCTGACCAGGTAAACAACCCATCAGGAACAGAACAGACGGCCGATCAGTTGGATTTTCAAGCGTCTAAGAGCGCAAAAATTAGGCAAGATGTTACACTTGTAGCAGGCACAGAATACACCTTTAGCGTATGGGCAAGGGCAGCAAGTGGAACGCAACCTTTTAGGCTTCGCTATTATGACAATGTCGGAGGTAGTGGGGGTGCTGGAGCGTTTACGGCTTCGGCCACTTGGAGCCCAACGACTGGGCGTTATTCTTTCACTTTCACGGCTGCAAATAGCGGCACGTTTACTATGATGATTCAGAACGCAGCGGATGCAGTTTCACGAAGAATATACTTCTGGGGTGCTATGCTGAACGTAGGAGCAACGGCGGCGGATTATATAAAGACAACTTTTACGGGGCCAAGTTCACCAGCTACGCCGCTAATGGAATTCGGGGACAACTTCGCAGGCGTTACGGCTTACTACTCTCTGAGACGATTTACGATAGGTGAGGATAACAACGCTATACGGGTGAGAAGGTCATCCGATGACACGGAGCAAGATATAGGCTTTGACTCAAATGGGGACTTGGATAGTACGGCTCTGCTTGCATTTGTAGGAACGGGAGGCACAGACAACGGTTTTGTAACAACCTTCTACGATCAAACTGGCAACGGCAACGATGCGACCAACGCGACCGAATCCGAGCAGCCACTTGTAGTAAGTGCGGGGACGCTTGTAGAAGAGAATAGCAAGGCGGCAGTTCAGTTTGACGGGGTAGATAATGGACTCCAAAGCGCAGCTATAAACACAAGTTTTACCAATGTGTCCTCCTTTGTTGTCAAGAAAAACGAAGCGGCATCAGGAGTTCGCTCAGTTGTACGAATTCGACCAAATGGAGCCGTTGGCACATTAGATGGAATTTCCTACGAACAAATAGGAGGTGGTTCAGCGTATGGCCCGAATACTTTGTTTGAAGCAAATGGGAACGCCATACAAAACCCATCAGGGCAAGGTACTTCGGTGATAGTTCAAGAACTCTCGACCTTACTCTTTGAGCAGAGCCAAATTTTGGCTTATAGAGATGGGTCACTTGACCAAACCATTAGCAACGTAAGTACGGGAACTGCGCCTATTGGAACGTGCAGCGTTAATCAACCTTTGTGGATTGGCTATAATTTCGATAGCAACGATAGGGCGTTCGATGGTAAATTTCAAGAGATTATTCTGTTTACCTCCGACCAAAGTAGCAACCGCACGGGCATCGAGGGGAACATCAACGACCACTTTGACATCTACACGCCATGAGTTGGTACATCGGAACACGCGAAGAGGTTGAGCAGTACAACCAAAAGGTAAACGAGGCGAAGCAGTACAAGGGGTCTATTACTTCCAACTGGGCGAACCCACGCCAACACCCTGACGGGAGCAAGTGGGCAATTGTTGCACATAGCACCGAACCCGATGAAGAGAGCCGCCTAACTTTAGTAGAGGAACTTACAGAAGATTGGAATAGTGAGGTACTTTAAGCTAGAAGAATTCGATAGCCCTGACAAACCTGGTAGCGGTGAGTTGATGGACGAAAGTCTTTTGACTATGCTAGATGAGTTAAGGGGCAATTGTGGGTTTCCGCTGAAGATCAATTCGGGAGTGAGAACAGAAGCAAGGAATAAGGCGGTTGGAGGTTCACCTAACTCCAGTCACCTAAAGGGCCTAGCCGTGGACATTCATTGTACCGAGTCCGCTAAGAGATTCACGATTTTAGACGAAGCGTTAAGGCTGGGCTTTGACAGAATAGGAGTAGCCAAGACCTTCATTCATTTGGATATTGACCTAGATAAATCACCTGACGTAATTTGGATGTACTAATGAGTTTATCAGAACTTGGAATAAATATCGGTTTGATGATTGGGGGCTTCTTTGGATCGCTTATAACCGTCAAAAAAAAGAGGTGTGTAAAGGAGCAACTCCTTGCCGTGGTCACGGGAACTATGGCCGCTAACTACCTTTCTCCCGTCCTTATTGAATGGTTCAACCTAACGGGGTCTTCTCAGTACGGCACGGCCTTTATCGTAGGCTTCGGAGGCTTGAAAGTAGTAGAAGCGTTCTACGACAAATTCTTTAATAAGATAGGATGAACAAGCTACTTTGGGAAGGTCTTCAATTTGCTATCATTGCGCTCCTTGCTTTCTCTTTGTTTGCGTGGATCGAAGTTAAGTTCTTCCTTCCCACCTTAGAAAAGGACATAGTGGAACACCTACCGCACGACACCGTTTATATTGTCAGCGATAGCGTAAGGGTAGACACTAGCCTAGTAAACGTCATAGAATAAAAAAGACCCCGAAGGGTCTTAGTGACGATTAAGCTTAAGGGGTTTAAAGGTCTTCTCCGCAGTTCTCACAAACTGCAACCACACCTATTAAGTTGTAGTCTTGATCATAGCCTTTAACCCCGTGGGTTTCTCCACATCCACAACGTGCGGTTTTCTGTTCTATTTCAGTAGCACCCTTAGAGGCTAAGAATTCAACGGCTTCGCTTTCGTTGTTGCTGATGTATTTTTCGAAGTGATTCATTGTTGTTGTTTTATGATGGGGCTAAGATAGAAAGAATTTCTAAACCACAAAAAAAACTTTACGACCCACAAGCTTCGCAGTCCTCATCGTCCAGGTTGCACGTTGTTTCTTCGTCCTCGTCAAGTGACTTAACGAAGTCATCCATACTAACGGGCTCGTCCTTAATTATCTTAACTACCTTGGGGTCTAACGGTACTTCTTGGCCCGTTGTAAGGTCTACTTGTTTAGGCATTGTGTGTTGAATTTAGGTTTGTATTCTTGGATTAATTGTAATTCTAATAATGAAGATTCTTCATTGTCCTCACACCTTATGTAACTAACGTGCTGACAAGAATCAACCACTTCAGGCATTCCCCCCAACCTCTTATCTTTCCCATACATTAAGACCCTATTCCTAGCTTTAACAGCCTTACCTATCCTAATGGGCTTGTCATCCCATCCCCAAAAGATATAGACCCCACAATCGTGATTTATTTGATCATCTGAGGCCGTGTAGGTCTTTAAGTCCCTAGACTCATTCATAACATACCAGCATTCACTAGCTGAGATTCGTAAAGTTTTACCCCTTAGAAGTATTGTCCTCATTCAATCGCTCAACTTTCTTTTGGATAAAACCCCTTTCAAGGTAGTACTTAATAAGCTTTGAATCTATGCTAGTGACTCGTTGCCCCTTCTGAATTACCCTCCCTCTTTGGCGAAAGTTCTTTAAAGCGTAGTATGCAGTTCTTACCCCACTAGGCACAACCAAACCACTTCACGAGCGTAACAACAAGGATAACAAAGCCAGCACTAAGAACCATCATTAACACGGCTAACCAAGCGATCATAAGAAAAGCCTTCGTTCGGCTAATTACCTTCTTTCCTAGTTGGCTCTCTGTGAAGCATTTACGCATTTCAGTAGGGCCGCAATCGCACCCCTTTGCTAGTAGTTCGCACTTAGTTTCCATAGATGTTCCCTTTTATGATTATTTTATTTTCAAAGGCCCAGCCGTCATTTACCTCCAGCATTCCGAATCCGTGAACCCAAACGAGTTTAGCCTTACCGTAGTAGTCCGCGTTCAAGTTACACAAACATCCCATAGTAGCACACATAATATCTTGACCTAGGCCGTTCTTAATGTTGTAAGACTCCGAGCGGTGTAGGTGTCCTTGTATGGCTGACGTTTTAAGTTCTTGGGCCATCTTCCTAGAAGGGTTAACGCCACCTATTCCGTACTCGTGACCGTGAAGAACTAGAAGCCCGTTAGCGTCTATAATGGTTTGGTCGTGTAATACTTCTATCCCGTATTCTTTCGTTCTGAAGAATTGTTCAATTCCCATATTCATTCCAAAGTTCATAGAAAGCAAACCAGCGATATAAGGAGCATTCTTATTCAAGTCCCTGAATAGTCGGTTCTCGTGGTTTCCCAGCTTCCAAACGATCTTAACTCTAGGGAACTCTTCTCTTAGACCCTGAAAGAATTCTTGTGCTATTTCTATTTCACCTACCAGGTCGACCCCATCCCACTTCTTAGCGTGGCTAGATATAGAATAAAAGTCACACAAGTCCCCATTCAAAAGGATACCGTCCACGTCCCTTTCTTTGGCGTACATTAAAGCCGTTTTAAGGGCCTTTTCATCGTGGTAGGGGAAATGAATGTCGTTAAGTATTATCCAAGTACCTTCAGGCAGTTTAAACGTGTTAGAACCCTTCTTTAACGCTTTAGGTATTAGGGCCTCAATTCCACGCTCTACCCTTTTTCTGTTCTCCTTTGTTATCTTATTGCAAGGAAGAATGCTGGTCACTTGCCGCCTAACGCTATTTATTTGCTTATCTGTCTGCTCAAACACTTCGGGGAAGGCTCTGACAACCATTCTAGCAATAGTCCTCTTCGGCTCATTGTGAAGCTGGTTCTCTTCGATGTACTGAGTAATTAACTGTTTTTTAGTCATTTAGAAGGCGCATTATGACTTCGGGGTCGTGGTTCATCAACTTCGTCAAGATTCTTTGCTCTTGCTCCTTGGCCTCGTTATAGGCTTCCTTGGAATCGGTACAACCTAGATTAGCAAAGAGTAAAGCACATTGGTGCAACGCTTCGTCAATCAACTCCTTAACCTTGGGGTCTGTGTAATAGGGACTCTTCATAAGCTTCTATTGCTTTAAAAATTTGGTGCGCCACTTGGGGTACTATTGCGTTCCCATAGGCTTTGATGCTTTCGTTTCTCCATTTAGGAAAGGTAATATTGTCCAGTCTGTCGGAAAGCCCATCATCTCCGCTACAAATGGGGGGTTTAGTTGGGAAGTTTTGCCAGCTTGGTGAAACGCATCGGGCAGGCTGTTGGTTTCGTTCCTTCCTGCTTTCTTTAATGCTTCTTCGCTCCTTGCTCCTTTGTAGTCCCTGGTGGTCGGTGTCGGTAGCATTCCGTGAAAGTCCATATAATTCATCAGACTCCCTCCCCCTTGCTGGTATTGTGTCTTTTGATCCGCTCCCGTTGTCGGAGTTGGTAGAATAGGCAACAAACCAAACCCTGTCCCTTCGGTGGGGAGCGTTGACGGCAGCAGCTGGAAGAACATACGGTTGGACTTCGTACCCTTCAGCTTCCAGGTCAGCTTGCACCTCTTCGAATACCAGCCCTCCTGACCAATTAACAAGGCCGAGAACGTTTTCGCCCAAGACCCAACGTGGCTGAATTTCTCTAATTGCTCTAAGCATTTCGGGCCACAAGTGGCGTTCGTCCTCCTTTCCGAGTCGCTTTCCAGCACCTGAGTAGGGTTGACAAGGGAAGCCGCCTGAGATAATGTCAATGGTTCCCCTATATGGTCGAAAATTGATGTCTGTGACATTTCCAAAAGATATAGCGTTAGGCCAGTAGTGTTCTAGCACCTTTTTTCCAAACTCATTCACCTCACAATGAAAGACGTTAGTCCACCCCATCCATTCAGCGGCTAGGTCAAAGCCTCCAATTCCACTAAATAAGCTACCGTGTTTCATCTAGTATTAATAGGATGACAAGATAACCAATTAAATCCTTTATTGTGTCTGCCTTAGACTCACTAACCTCCAGCCCCTCACTTTCCAACCTCTTTAGCTTGTCCGCGATCCGTGCTAGAATGCCGTTCTTCGCTGGGATCACTTCCCCAAAAACCTCAACGTCATCAAACGCACTATTTCCATAGTCTGCATTCTTTGAAAGTTGCAGTTCCTTTAGTTGGTCATAGACCCTTGAAATCTGTTCGGCTCGTGTCATTTATTACGAATAAAGAAAGTCCAGGTTGCCGCTTGTGGGTGTTCAGCCCTCCAAACCTTATAATTCAGAAAGCCAACACTAGCAACAATAGTCACAAAGGCCATAATAATTAGGGTGGTTTTAATAATCTTCTTCATCTCTTTGGTGTTTAGATGCATCATTAAGGCTAATATCAGAGGTTAGTGATGCTTTTACGCATCAAATCCACCTCATATAGCCCACTCAATTCGGTTAACTCCCTCTTCAGTTTTATTCTGTCCTCATTCTCAAGGTAGTAGCTTTTTTTCTCAAAGTCAAGAACGAAGGCCCTAACCACGTCACGAGCGGTAGACAACTCAGGAATACTCCATTTACCCGTTTTAAAAACTTGTGGGAGCGTTTCTATCTCTTCTAGTAGGCTATGACCACCCACCAAAGAAAGTCCCTTAGAGAAGCCCTGACGGTTTCCTTCCATAAAACGATTATCGTACTTGGATTGTCCCCAAATATTCAAAAGGTGGAATCTTAGAACGGGGTGAGTTGATCTAGCGTAGTAGTGCCCAGCGTCCATAATACCCTCCTTGAAGGCTGAACCGTTACTTATACAAGGGTGACCGTGGTCGATTAACCGAACGGCTTTATTAACGTCCCTTTGCAGTTCTTCTAACCAACGGGAATGAGTCCAAGTAGACTTCTTAGACATTATGCCACTTTGGAGATTTATTGCGCACTCCACGGAGCAAACCATTTGCTCGCTTTTGTTCTTCAGGAACGTTGTCCCGCAACTCCAGCAAAGTGTTGAGCCGTGAGATTTCCTCATTTAACAAAGGTAACAACTTGGCTTTAACCCACTTCTCTTTAACCTCGTCAAGATTCCCCTTAATTATTCGTAGGTTCTCTAATGATCTCTTTCGCTCCTTAAACACCCGAAGTTTCAGCTTATCGTTCAGGTCAAAGATGGAAAGTTCTTGGTCTGTAAAAGCCTCTAGTTCGTGTCCGTGTTTATCGGTGAAGGCTTTAGTCGCTGATAATATTAGACCCCTATGCACCTCAGAAGGCTTCTTGTCCGTATAATGGATGATTGTAGCGTGATCACGACCAATAAGGGAGGCTATTTCCGTAAGGCTTTTGTTCGTGAGTGCCCTAGCTATACTGGCGTAAATGATACGCGTCTTAACTAGTGGCGGTGTTCTCGTGGTGGACATCACTTCACTAACGTCCGTGCCCATATAGTCACACGCGAAAAGGAGTACATCTCTAAGCTTCAGCATCTTCAAAAAGTTCAATGAATTTAGTAAAGGAGAAACGACCTTCAACAACCCCAGCGTTACGCATCGCAAACCACACACCAGCAGCGGTATAAAGCGGAAGCATAGAAGGGTAAAGGTTGACCTTGAGGGTTCGGATAACGTCCTTTTCAAATGTTACCCCGTGGCGTTCTAATCGTTCAAATAGGTTTTTCATCTTAGATGGAATTCTAGGTAAACAACGGGGCTATCGTTAAAATCCTCAATGTAAAGGACGGGATCAAAGTCTTTCAACTCACTACCTGGACTCTCCTTAAAGTCGAAGTCTTCTATTTCTAGGATAACATCCCTCTCGTTGTCAATCCTATTAACGTGGTTCGTCCACCCGTCACTAAATGCCTCTTCGGTCTTGTATTCCGTTATGCTAACGGTGGCCTCACCGCTGAACGAGAATCTGAACCCCTCTTTTGAGTTGGGTATTATCTCAACCTTGTAGTCTACTTCTACGCAGTTTATTTCTTGCATCTCGGTTAGTCCGTAGATGTCGTACTCGGTGATTCGTTGCTTCATTGTTTTTATTGTTTACAACAAAGCTAATGTAAATAATTGGATAAAAAAAAAGGAGGCCGAAGCCTCCCTTAAACAAATAGAGAAAACTAATTAAGCAGTTCCGAGGGCCAAAGCACCAGTAACACGGAAAGACATAGATACGTTAACCGCTGAATCAATACTTGCAGTAATGTTCATAGCGGTAATGTAGCAGCTTCCTGAAATCTGAAAGTCACCCGTGTCAACTCCACCATAAACGAAAGTTAAGACAGTACCAGACTTTTGGTCAGCCATCAGAGTGGTGAGGTTTGATCCGTCAGACTCAAGGTGGAAATCAGCAGAGAAGTCAGCGGAACGAGTTCCAGGAATCCCCGTATAGTCCCCGTTACCTTCGTAGGAAGTGGTATCGATTTCGTTAGTAGTGATGTTCATTGCCGAACTAACCACCCCAAGGATTGCCGCATTCGTTGCAGGTGTTGCTGAATCAGTTTGAATACGGACGTAAAGCCCATCCATCTTAGCCATTTGCAGTCTTTTTGATTACCACAAATATAAAAGGGGGCCGAAGCCCCCCTATAAACTCAAACCCCCACGGGATGCCGCCCTTTCACTACCCAACGTTTAGATTTGCGCAAACATACAAAAACAAACCTAAGACGCTAGGGGTGCTGGTGGTTATGAGTTCAAGTCCGCTACGGTTATAGAGTCGGGGTCTGTTCCCTTTATGGGGAAGTCGGCTCTTTGGTCAAGGTCAGGCGTACTGAAGTAGTACCGTCCTTCATGCTCAAAGTACATTAGACCAAAGGTGTTAACCATCATTCTGGTGTTTTCAGGAATCTTCATAGCTTAAAATGGTAATCCGTTAGACTCTAGTGATTCTTCCGACTTCTTGTCGGAACCCATAAAGGTCAGCGTGTCAACGGCCAGGTTCAAATAACCTTTGTCGGACTTCGCACTTACCCAAGGTTTTCCGCTGACGGCTACCTTAATTGACTTAACGTCCTTGAAGAAGGGCCATAGCTTTTCGGCTCGTACCCCGTACATCGAACAACTAACCCACGCAGTTGAGTCCTTACCCGTCTTAACGGCTACTGAGAAAGATAAACGGCACGGCTTATCGCCCATCGCTTCCGTGAACTTGTGTGTGGCTGAGTTACCAGCGCAATTCAGATTTAGCATCTTTTTTCTTTTTTTGCTAAGTTAACACTAGTCAAGACCTTCTGAGTCCCAACGCTTTACTATTTCTTGACATTCTTGCACTCTAGCCTTAATAAGTCTAAAGTTGTTTGGATCAACCTTGAAGTTGAAAGACCTAACACGCTCGTGTATTTCGATGTCATCAAACGTATGGTTACGGGTCACCTCTTCCTGAATCTTGGTATAAAGTGGGTTAGAGTCACCACCCTCCAATTTAAGAGCCTCCCGATAAATAAGACCCTCAACGATGTCTTCAGGTGTATTAGAAAGGCAGTAGCTTAACTGAAGGTCTTCCACTTCCCAAAGCCAAGCATAGGCGGTTAACTGCCAGCCGTAAGGTGTAAGCTTTCCCGACTTGTTAATTGGCCCCTCACCCTTGTGAAAGGTGTAGATGTCGAAACTAGACTTAACGTCAATGACCTTATCTCCCGTGTAAATGTCAGCCTCACCAGTTATACAGT